CGGCCGATGCGGGCGCTCATAGCCGGATGCTCCGATAGGGCGCGATGAGGCTTGCAACCGACGCCGGAACCGGATCGGCCTGCTCGCCGAGAAGAACCGGCTCGCGCGCCTCGTACCAATGCGCCACAAGCATCCTGATCGCCAGCCGCACTGGCCCCGGCACGTCGTCCTCGGCCTGGCCGTAGCCCGCCGTAAAGGCGATCTCGATGCCGTTGACGCTGCGCCCAGGAAGCGGCCAGCTCTGCCCGTCCTGGCGGGCGACACGCGGCCGGCGCGAGGCGCTGTCGATGATGAAGAGACCTGGGTCGAGCGCCACCGACGAGCCGGTCGGGCCGTAGAGCCGCACCGCATCGACGCTGATCAGCGGCGCGAGCGGAAGCTCGACGAACGCAGCTTCGGGCCAGCGGTCGAGATAGAGCGACCAGCTCTGGCTGATCAGCGCCAAGTCCAGGCAGCGCTCGATGTGGAGACGCGCCGCAAGGATGAGGCTCGAGATCAGCGTATCTTCGGCGTCGCTATCGACGCGGGCATGAGCCTTCGCATCGGCGAGCGAGACCGGCTCGACCGAGGGGCCGGAGGTAAGGATCAACGGCATTGGATCTACCTTTTGGCGGTGTCTTTTTCTGCGCAATATTTTGCTCAGCGAACGCAGAAACAGGCGTTTGTGTTCGCCTGCGAGCGCCCGTGAAACACCCGTTCCAAATTACGCAACTGACGAGGAGATACGCTTACGCGGGCTGAGAAATGAGGCCGCGACGGGGGAGAGCGTCGCGGCCTCTGCCCGAGGCGGGCCATCGCGCCGAGGGGGGCAGCGCAAACCTGATCGAGCGTATTCATTCACCGCCTCTGGACACCTCTAGCGAAAACAGAAAAGCCTTGGCGGGCATAGGGTTGGGATTCTGCGTATGGGAATAAAATCCGGCGATCGGGAGGCGCGTATTTGGCGTGCCACCGCTTAGACATCACCGCCCGGTTACGGCCAGACATTCAAAGACTTATATCTTTTCCTTGCCAGCCGGCGCAGCACTCATAAGCAAGTGAGGACATATGCTCTGTGCGATTCGGCACTGCTGAATTTCAGCGAAACTATGGCCGATGTTGCAAATTTGCATAAGGACTGTCACCGAGGCCGCGGCCGTCGGCAGTACGCAAAAACCCGGTCACGCCGCCGTCACGCCGTGGCGAATTTCAGAAGCTTGATGGCATTGAAATCCTGGACGCCGCCGCCGACGCGCTTGGTCGTGTAGAACAGCACATAGGGCTTGGCCGAGAACGGATCGCGCAGGATGCGGATGCCGATCCGGTCCACGACGAGATAGCCACGACCGAAATCGCCGAATGCGATCGAGAAGCTGTCCGTCGCGATCTCCGGCATGTCCTCGGTCTCGGCGATCGGGAAGGCCATCAGCGTGGCGTTCTGACCGGCCTGGTCGCCGGGGCGCCAGATATAATTGCCGTCGCCGTCCTTGATCTTGCGGATCTCGGCCTGGGTCGAGCGGTTCATCACCCAATGGGCGTTGCCGCGATAGGCCGACTTCAGGGTGTAGACGAGGTCGATCAGCTTGTCGGCGGGATCGCTCACGGGGAAGCCGCCATCGACGCCGGTCGCCAGATAGCCGATCTTGTCCCACGCCCAGCTCGCCTCCGCGACCTTCGTGTAGCTCAGAAAACCCTTCGGCTTGTTCGAGCCGTCGCCGGTGACGAACGCGGTATTCTCCTGCTCGGCAAAGGCGATGCGCACCTCCTCGGCGACCCACTCGTCGATATTGACGGCGGCGTCCTCGAGCAGGGTCTGCGTCGCTGCCGGCATGGCGTAGAGCTCCATGGTCGGGAAGGCGAGCTCGGCCAGCGTCGGCGAATTGGTCTGTGAGCGCGTGCCGGTCTCGGCGACCCAGCCGGTGGCCGCGCCGGTGATGGCGAATGGCTTCTTGTAGGTGTTGGACGAGACCTGCCGCACTGCCGAGATGGCGCGGATCGGCGAGGCCTCGCGCAGAGCCCGCATCACGCCGGCTTCGACTTCCTCCGGCACCAGATAGCCGCCATCGGCGTCGGAGCCGACGGACAGCGCCTTCTCCTCCAGCCGGCGCAGATTGGCCGCTTCGCCACGGCGCATATAGGTTTCGAAGGCGCCCTTGTGCTCGGCCGCCGCGCCGCTCGGCAAGACGCCGCCGCCGCGCTGCGGACGCGCAGCCTTCAGCACGAGTTGGTCGACCGTCGCCTTGTAGTCGTCGAGGGCGCGGTTGATGCGGTCGAGCTTGTCCGTCGTCACGACGTCGGCGGCCATGCGGCGCTCGATCTGCGCCAGCCGCTCGTCATTGGTTTCCTTGAAGGCCTCGAATGCATGGAGAAAGCCGTCATGCGCCTCTCCGATGCCGGAGCCGGACGGCCGCACGGCCTTGTTCTCCCACTCAGCAGGAGTGCTATATTCGGTCATGTCATCCTCATGGGTTGATGAAATTGCTCGCTGCGGCAGACCGCCGGTAAAGGACCTCCGCCCGGCCGGGCTTCGCACCGCGCTGGAGGATGCGCGCGGTTGGCATGAGCCGGGGAGCCGCGAAGCCGGCGCATCTCCAGCCTGGGTGAGGCGAGCGCCGTTTGCGGCCGGGCGGAGAAACATGCTGACTTGACGGCGCTGACGCGCGCATCCGGCAGCATGGGGAAGGTGACGATGGAGATCTCCCACAGATCGATCTCGTAGAGGCGGCGCAGGCCACTGCGGGCGTCGCGCACCGCCTTGCGCGCACGGAAGCCGATCGATAAACCGTCGAGCGCGCCCTCGCGCATCAGCGCCAGGATTTCGCCGGCGCGCGCCACTTCGAGAGTGAGCCGCCCGCGCACATAAAGCCCGCGCGCATCCTCGCGGATCTCGTCCCACACACCGACCGGCTGGGCCGGATCGTGCTGGAACAACATCCGCACCTTGGCCGCGCCTGCCCTGGCGAGCGAAACGCGGAATGCGCCGGGCATCACCACATCGCGCCCCTGATCCTCGGCGCCGAAGACGCTCGCATAGCCTTCGAAGCTGCCCGCCGTCTTGAGGCGCGCGCGCGTAAAACTAGCCGCGCCGGCGGCCATGCCGGTGAATGCGTTCAAGGAGATGTCTCCGGAATTGTTGAATTGGCGCGAGACGCGCTCTTATTGCTGCGGCAGAGGCGGCTCGACCAGCGGGTCGATGCATCGGTTGATGAGCGGCGTCAGCACCATGCGCAAAGGCACGGCGATCATCGCCGACACCGGCCAGGCCGCCAGCCAGATCAGGCCCGTATCGAACGTCAGCCCCACATTCCTGACCGTCACGCCGAAAGACACGATCGCGGTCGAGGCCAGCGTCAGCGCCGTAGACGACACGATGGCGTAATAGCGCCGCGGGATGCGCCAGGATTTATTCGTGCACATCTCATCGGAACGGCGAATCGCGCCGGACGCCCGCGCCTCCGGACAGAATGCCGGCTCCCATTCCCGCTGGAACGGAGCTGGCCTGCCGGCGTCGGGATCCCGCCTGTAGATGCGCACACGCCTCCTCGCAGCCTCCGGGCAAAATCGCTGACGGAATCCATACGTCATCGCCATGTGCGCAGCCCTCGCCTCGTGCGTGAAATGAGTTTAATCCGCCTACTGAGCGAGACATGAACTTCGCCCTTTCGCAGTCGTGAGCCTTTACGGCGAACGACAAGCGTTCGCCTTGGGGAGAGAGCTAAAAAAACGGAGCCCAGCCGCGAGTTCCAGCCCTCTCCCCTCGCGGGAGAGGGCGGACGCCGAAGGCGGCCGGGTGAGGGGGCTTTTTCGCAGATGTCTCTGGGAGAGAGGGCTGTACCATCCAGCGAAAGGCAGGGAATGAGTTTAACCGCCATCCCCCAGCGGCCCATACCCAACCGCCGCGCGCTTCTCGTCCACCGTGAGGAAATCGGCGCGCTGGATGCGATCCCACAGCGCCGCGCGCTCGCTCGCCAGCGCCTCGACCTTATCCAGCGCCGGCCGCAATTCCAGCCCTCCGCCGAACGATGGCGCGAGCCAGCCTGAAAGCGCCTTCAGCGTCCGCGTCACCAGCGGCAGAACGGTCTGCCGCCAAAACACCCGGTTCGCTTCGCTGTAGTTCGAATAGGTATTGTCGCCCGGTATGCCGAGCAGCATCGGCGGCAGCCCCATCGCCAGTGCGATCTCCCGAGCCGCCGCGTGCTTCGCCTCCATGAAATCCATATCCTTCGGCGTCAGCGACATTGCCCGCCAGTCGAGCCCGCCCTCGAGCAGCATTGGCCGCCCGGCATTCTTGGCGCCCTGATAGCTCGTCTCCAGTTCGGACCTCAGCCGCGCGAACTGCTCGTCATTCAGGTTCCCGTTCGCCGTGGTGTAGACCAGCGCACCGGACGGCCGCGCCGCATTGTCGAGCAGCGCCTTGTTCCACCCCGACGCCGCATTATGCAGGTCGATCGCCGAGGAAGCGGCCTCGATCGGGCTCATGCCGTAATAATCATTGGACGGATTGAACAGCGCCATATGCAGGATCGGCCGCACGCCCTCCTCCGGCGACTGCCGGAAACGGACCGTCGCGCCGTTCGCCGTATACTCGTAAGCCTCCGGCCATCCGTCCGCACCCGGTACGATCTTCATCCGGTCAGGACGCAGCACATGCAATTCACGGGGGCCGCCGCCGACGCTGACCGCCTCCATATAGGCATTCCCCGCAATCAGCAGATAGCCATACCAATCCTCCAGCAGGTCCGGACCACAGGCAGCGGCGTTCGGCTGGGCGAGGAGCGCAAGCAACGGATGCTCGTCGATCTCGGTCGCCCCTTCGAAAAGGCGGGCCGGGACGGAGGCGGCGGCTTCCGCGATCATACGGACGGCGCGGTAGACGATCGGATTGCTCGCGTAGCCTTCGCGGGCAAAGGTCACGTAGTCGCGGGGTGACCAGACCGGGCGGCCGGTGTGGTGGAGCGCGATGAGGGGGGCGGTGGCGGAGGATTTGGTGGTGAAGGATGGCAAGGCTGGTTTACGAAAGACAGCTTCAGCTAAAGCACGAAATAGCATGGGAAATTTCTCGGGCTGGCTAAGACGAAGAGCGTTGAAGACGAGGCCGCCGCGGTGCAGGGCGGCGAGCGGGTCAACGCATACGTATTTTCCCCTAACATGAAACCCGGCATTCTCAGCTCATCGCCATATGAGCCGAATCGGGCGCGTGCTAGATTGGCGCGGTCGACTATTGGTCGACCTCAGTCGATTATTCGTTGACCTCAATCGGAGGGAATCATGCAGATATTTCGTGTTATTGGTTTATTCCTTGTACCCGCAATCCTCGCGGCCTGGCTCGCCGTTCCGGCCGCCAATGCGCAGCAGCCATCTGGCAGCGGTGCGTCGATCGAAGCCAGCATCGGTCTCACACCCGTCGCCAGCAAGGCCAAACAGTCCAAGCCCAAGAAGCGCGTCGCACTCGGCAAATGCTACCATGAACCTATCTGTCAGATTTGCTGTTACGACCAGTTTGGCCAGCCGAAGGGATGCAGGTTCGACACCATATGGTGCGGGAAATAGTTCCCCCACCGGAATCTTGACATCGTCTGGCGAACCCCGTCGCCCCGGCCACCGAGCCGGGGCACGTTGGCTGTTCAATTCCATTTACGCAATAGTCTCAAAACAAGCTCCTGATCCTAGGAACCTTCCGCTCGGTCAGCATAAGCTCCGTCAGCGCCCAGACCAGCGCATCCAGCCTGTCCGGGCTGGCGCCGTTCGAAAGGCCGTCGCGGCCGAGGTCGCACATCTGGTCCTCCAGCTCGGGCCAGATGCCGGCGTGGAAGACGAGGCCGCGGCTGTAGAGGGCGGCGACGGGGCCGGCGCGTAGGTATTTGCCCCGCGTTGCGCGCACCGTGTGCAACGGTATATTCGGTGCAACCTGACGTAGCATTTCGGCGACGAGCTCGCCGCCCTGATTGACCTCGGCGACGATGCAGTCCGCTTGGAGGCTCTCGTAGAGTTCGACCGCTGCGAGCGCCCAATCGAGCGGCTGCACGCCCTGGACCGTCGCGTCGGCGAGCACATAGGCGCGGCCGTCGGCGGCGCGTCCGGCGGCGACAATGCCGCAAGCGTCGGCGCGCGGGCCGCTGGTTACGGGCGGGTCGATCGCGACGACGATCTCGGCGAGCGGCGGCGCTTCGGCGATGCGCGCGCTTTCGATAAATTCGCGCTGCCAGAGCGCGTCCGGGCGGTCCTCGATCAGCTCGCCGTCGAGCTCCTGGCGGCCGAGGCGCGTGCCCTGATAGCGGCCGACGATCGCGTCGAGGAAGGACGGCGCCAGATTGGCGGCGTTCTCCTCAGTCCGCGCGCGGCTGATCGCGACCGACGGGTCGGCCATGAGGCGCTTGAGCAGCGGGATCGGCCGCGGCGTCGTCGTCACCACCTGCCGCGGGCGGTCGCCCAGGCGAAGGCAGAATTGCAGCATGTCCCAGGCGGCGTCTGCGTAGCGCCACTTGGCCAGCTCGTCCGCCCAGGCAGCGCCGAATTGCGGGCCTCGCAGGCTTTCCGGGTCCTCAGCCGAGAAGAGCTGAGCAACCGAGCCGTTCGGCCAGGTCAACTCGCGGCGCGTGGCGTTATAGGTCGGACGCTCAGCCGCCGGATGGACGGCGAGGAGGCCGGATGGGCCATCCACCATCACCGCACGCGCGTCGGTCAGCGACTCGCCGACCAGCGCAATGCGCTCGACGGGACGATCCGCGAAAGGCGGTATGCCGAGGGCGAGGCCACGCACCCATTCGGCGCCCGCGCGCGTCTTGCCCGCGCCGCGTCCGCCGAGGATGAGCCATATGGTCCAGGGGCGCTTCCCGTGCGAAAGGGGTGGCGGGAGCTGGTCGTCGCGCGCCCAGAGCTGCCAGTCGTGGTGGAGAAATTCGGCCTCCACGGCGCTCAGGCTCGCGGTGAACCGCTCAACCGCCGAGTTGTCCGCGCAGGCTTTCAAGGCGCTGCGCAAGGTCGTTGCGGAGGCGCTCCGCATCATCCGGTTTCAATCCTATAGCTGGGCCGGGCATGGCGTTCGGCGAGCGCGCAGCGGCCTCACCGCCACTCACCTCGCCGATTTCCTTGAGCTTTTCGAACAGCCGCACCAGCGTGTTCAGCGTCCGCGCATCGCGCTCGCCATCCGCAGCCGTCTCGCCGCCAGCGCTCTCGCTCATGCGGCTCTCGAACTGCTTCATCTTCGTATCCAGCGCCGCCAGCAGCCGCTTTGTCAGCCCCGCCTGCGTCCGGCGCTGCACGATGACCGTCGCCCCATGCCTGAGCGGCCAGCCTTCGATCTTGGCGCGATTATAGAGGGTGGCCCGCGAAACGCCGTGCCGTGCGCAAATCTCCGAGACGGTGAGGAGCCCGGCCGCGTAATCACGCGCCACCGCGTCCC